CCTCCAGGACAGCCTGAACAACAAGATGTTCTTCATGGGTATGCGTCCCGAGCGCCAGACTAAACTCATGGCCTCGTTCGCAATGGCAGATAGCATTGACTTGGGAAAGATGTTCGAATCAGATATTCAGGTTGCGGACCCCGACATCAAGGACAGTGAGATGCTTGTTGAACTGCAGAGCTATCTAGACGAAATGAATAAGGCGCCTCTTTCAAAGGAGCGCGCAACAGAGATCTCCGACAAGATCAAGGCATTGGACCCAAAGGAAGATGCCGAGAAGGAGATGGTGCGCAGGGTTTCAACAACTCTGAAGTCGCACATCCAGAAGCACGGTCTAGAGACCGTGGCTGACAAAAAGATTACGAAGGAACAGGTAGAAGCCAAAATAGAGGCTTTGATCCCGACCCTTCAGGATATGTCGGTTGAAGCGAGAACTCACTATATAGCTCGCATCACCGAAGAGGCTAAGCAGTTTGAACTGGAAGTTCCAGCTATCGATGTCGAAAGCCTCACACCTTATCAGGATTGGAAGATCGAAGAGCTGCCTGAGGATGAGCGCAGCTTCTTCGCGGACCCAGACGCCCTGTATGAACAAATGTTCACGAAGGCGGATAGCGAAGATGCTATCAAGGCTGAGGATGCTGAGTACGGTGAAATACTAACCGATGCTAAGCTATCCACTGAAAAGCGTAAGAGCCTTAAGGGTTCCGCTTTCTGTGGCCCGGGCCGTAGCTTCCCTGTTCCTGACTGTGCACACGTTACCGCTGCACGCCGTCTAATCGGCCGCGCGAAGGTAAGTGATGCAACTAAGTCCAAGATCCTTGGCTGCGTATCCCGCAAGGCTAAGGCAATGGGCTGCGAAAGTAAGAGCAAGAAGAAGGATGCAGATCCTATTCCAGTACTGACCGACTCGGTAAAGAATCTACTCGCCGAGCTTCACAAGGTCGAGCTCTTCTCTTTCGATGATGCAAAGGTTCCTGCAGATACACTGACTTGCCTGGACTCGCTCCACGGTCACTACCAGAAGGCTGATGACCAAGGCAAGGGTGCAATGCGCTACGATCTATATGCCCATATGGGCAACTGGCAAGCCCAGTCGGATCGTGAATATGCTCACCAGCGTCTGACGGAGATCGAAAAGGGTAATGAGAACAAAGACTCTATCCCTGACGTGATCCTGACGGATGCCGAGAAGAAGGCTCCTCTGATGACAGTGGGCGCCGGTCTCAAGAGTGAGATGGGCAAGGGTTTTGTGCCGACGGGTTGCTCGAGTTCCTACGAAGCACTCCACAAGGCACATGCAGCTGCTGACGCTGAGGGCAAGTCCCACATCGTTGGTGCGGCTGGCGCCCTCCTCGAACACTGGCATTCCGGATCCCTGCTTGAGTATCATCGCAAGCTGTTGGCTCCTGGGATGGCTCAGGGTGGAAAGGATAGCGAAATCCTCCTGACGAAGGAAGAGCATGATACTCTGATCGTCGGTCAGGAAAAGCTCGAAGGTCAGCTGGCAGCAGTAAGAGCTGAAGTCGATGCTCTGCAGCAACAGAATACCGTACTGGTGAAGAGTCTCAAGAAGGACCGCGCCACCACATTAGTAGCAATCAAGGTGCTCACCGGAGAAGCAGGCTTCCAAGGTCTTACCGATGCCCAGATCACATCTAAGGTAGCGGAAAGAGAACAGCGTTCCCTGGCAAGCTTGAGAGATGCACTGGATGACGAGCTGGGTAAGCTGTCTGGCTTCACATTCCAGGGTGGAACATCAGCACCGACGCCCCAAGAGGCGGGTACGAAAGAAGTAGCCGACAAGGCGAAACTTAACCCAGATGGTTCTACAACCGTGCAAGATAGCAAGGAGAAACCAACTCCTGCCGCACGTAAACTTCCAAAGGATCCAAAGGCTGCTTCAGCCATCTTGTTCTTCGAAGCGAAGACCAAGGACATTAAGCCAGCCCCAAAGGAGTAATCTAAATGTCTTTCGATATCAATAACAACTATCGTGGTACGCTCTACGGTCGCGATCGTTTGGGCTACACAACTCCTGATGCCGATGCATCTGAGCCTCTCCGTCCGTTCCTTCCGGTCCCGTATCCAGCCCCCTGGCTGCCTGGCCGCCGTTTGGATGAAGGGCATCCAGTAGGCGCGCAGGTTGTGATCAGCTCGCACCAACTCGTCGGTCTCGACAAGTCTGGCGCCCTGGTTCCGGCCGGCTTGCTCTCCGGTACTCAGAACTCTTCGCAGATTCTGACTTCCAAGGGCCCGACCACTACTACCGCCAACGTTCTTGCTAGTGGTGTTAGCACGCTGACCTTGCTAGTATCTGAGTTCACACCTAGCGGTAACGTGTCGCCAAATACGACTACTGCTGCTACAGCATCGAACCTGTCGTTCAGCGCTGGTGATACGATTACGATCTCTGGTGTGACAACAGCTACAGGGCTCAATGGCGCTTATCAGCTGCTCAGCGCAGCTTACAACGGCTCCACAACCTGGACTCTGACATTTGCTGGCGGCGTATCTTCGGCTGCTGGTGCAAACTTCGGTTCTGCAGTCATCCGCAACTATACTGGTTGCTACTGCGCAGTTCAGTACGGCCAGAATGACGTCGGTTTCGCACGCAACGTTGCAACTGGTAATCCAGTGGCAGCTGCTGGTGAATACGAAGTTATCGCTGCTCCTTCTGATGCTGTTGCCGGCGACATTATCGTCTTCCCAGACGGCAATGTGATCACCGTCGCTGCTGGCGACGTGACATTTGGTCAGGCTTGCAACGTGATCCCGAACAGTGTTGCTCGCCCGATCGGCTACGCAGTTCGCAACGTCTTCCAGTTCCTCGGTGGTGTGAACCTGCTCTCCGCAACCGGCGGTGTGTTCTATACCTTGGAATCAATGGTTCCTCTTCAGTTCCGTGTTCACAACTACATGCATGAAATGGGCACTGCAATCCAGACCCACTTTGTGCTCCGTATGCCTTGGATTGGCGCCAGCCCAACAGCTCTACAGGGCTATGCTACCCAGGACGGTATCTCCGGATACGTTCAGACGGACTTCGGCCGTAGCTTCGTTCACTGCACCGGTGGCACAGCAGGCAATCCATACGCCCTCAACGGCCTGTCGGTTGTTCCTAGCCGCCTCGGCTCTGGTACAGATGCTGGCAACTATTCCTTCTACAACTCCGCAGTCAACGGTTTTGACGAGATCTGCGGCCGCGTAATCGGTGTGGAAAGCCTGTATCCAATCCGTGACTTCGCAAACCGCGTTCGTACACAGTTTGAGCGCGCGACGGAAGCTGTTGGTCCTTTTACAACCAAGACACCTTCAATCGGTCAGCTTGGTGGTTCGGCAACCCGCGGTATGGATTACATGGTCAACCTGACAAACGACGGTATCCTCCGCCTTGCCTCTGACCAGAATAAGACCATCCGTCCGGAATACGCAACGTACGTTTACATTCACTTCCTGGCTCGCTAAAAACGGGTCAGGAAGTACCTTTATCTGGGCCCTGTGAGGACCTATGCGTCTCTTAACGTTCATCACCAAGGGGAAAGCTGTAATACAAGGCGACTCCCTGAGATGTGCAGCCCCCAGGGCCAATGATAGTCGTAGATCTTGCAATAAACTGCTCGCTAAGAAAAATGAGCAGGGTCAAATCGCTGGCAACTTTCGGTGTGAGAGATGCCACCAAGAAATAGAAGTAAAACTCGCACCGGCTAGGGAAGACTTAGCCAAGTCTTAAGAGATTCAAAGTAATCCTATCTCATTTGGAGAAATCATGGCCAAGAACGTAAAACTCGAACAGCCCGACTGGAACGATGCTCAAGTCAAGACAGACTTGGTGCGTGTAGAAACAATCTTCCGTACCGGCGGCTTTGACCCAGTCGAGAACAAGAAAATCTCGATGAAGGACGCGTTGGATATCCCGAACGCAGCCTTCCTTATCCCGCGCGTTCTGACTACCTTCGTCCAAGAAGGTATCGAACCGATGCTGATCGGGACTAGCCTGCTCCAGCGCGTTGACTACGTGCCTGGCATGCAGACGGTCTTCCCAGCTATCGACGTCCTCACAGCTCGTGAGGTCGGCGATGGGATGGCACTACCCATCTTCAACATTAACGTTGGCGGTGCACAGACCTTTGGTGTGACAGTCAAGCGTCACGGCCTTGCTCTGCGCATTAGCGAGCGCTTCGTGGAACAGTCCACCTACCCGTGGATCCAGTACTGGATGCGTCTTGCCGGCAACGCGCTTGCCCGTCACAAGGAAGAGTTCATCTTCAACTTCATTACCGGCCTCGGCACGGTGATCTTTGATAACAGCCCGGCAGCTCGTGCGGCAACGTCGACTGTCCAGCCAATCAAGGGTATCACTACCGGCCGTAACCTGAAGGGTCAGTTCAACGGCTCAATGACCGCTGACGACGTGTACGACATGTACGCCCAGGTCCTCATGCAGGGTTTCATCCCTGACATGATGCTCATTCACCCGATGTCTTGGCTGCAATGGGTAAAGGACCCTGTGTTGCGCGAGTTCGCTATCCAAGCTGGCGGTGGTTCGTTCTTCGCCCAGTTCACTGGTAAGCCGAACGAGTTCGCAAACCCGTTCTTCAACTATGGTAACCTCGGCTTCGGTCAAGGTCAGACAGGACAGTTCACCCAGGGTACTCAGACTGGTGGTCAGACAGCTACATCAGCTGGCTTGCCTCAGACTCAGAAGTCTGGTCCAACGCTTCCTAACTACCTCGGCCTGCCGTTCCGTATCGTAGTTAGCCCATTCATGAGCTTCGACCCGATCAACCGTGTCGTTGATACTCTCCTCTTCAATAGCCAGAACCTTGGCGCCTTGATCGTGGACCAGGATCCTCATGTCAACTCTTGGGACGACCCAATGTACGATCTGCGTAATATCGGAATCGAAGAGTCCTATGGCTTCGGTATCCTGAACGAAGGTCAGGCAATCGGTGTCGCAAAGAACGTTAAGCTCCGCCCGAACGAAATCGTTCTGCCGGCTCGCTCCATCATGGATATCGGTGTTCAACAGTCTGCAGGCAACTTCCAGACTTACGAGAACGTCACGATCTTTGGTGCAGGCGCAATCGATCCAACTGCTGCAAACCTGTCGGATCTCCCAACAACCGACTAATCGGTTGGCGGCTTGAGCAATATATTAGGGCAGCCTAGCTGTCCGCACTGAGGGTGGCCCGGTTATAGGCTCGGGAGACCGGGCCGAAAGAGCTGGACCACCCTCTTTGTGTTTTGGTTTACAATCAACTAGAGTTACCCTAAAAGAGGATTACACATGTCTCTCACGATTACAGTTCCCTTGAACAACGGCGACGGTTCAATCGCCTCCTTCGAGCTCACTCTGCCCGTCGGTGCTCCGGCTGGCAAGTATGCCTGGACTAGCAGCGTAGTAGGCACAGGTACGGTTACAGCTCGCAATGATGGGCGCAGCGCGCTCTTCACACCAGTTGCTGTCAATAGCAGCACTGCTACAGTCATCACCGCAACGGTCAAGAATGCTCTTGGCGTTACAGCTGGCTGGCAACCTGGAAAGCTCTACTTCTTGAGTGATACGATCCTTGATTCCAATGGACACGTTCAACAGGTAAGCGCTGCAACCAAGTTCGTTCCTACTCGCTATACTCCTAATGCCGGCTTCATCCCGGGCTCTGTCTCCCTGGTCCTGACGGGCGGTTCTGCTGCCAGCTCGACTGGTCAGGTTGCTATCACTGGCATTTCGGCATCCGTTCCTAGCACATTCGCGGCTGGACAGCCTGTAACTATTGCTGGTATGACAGGTGCAGTTGCATCTTTGAATGGTACCTGGACGCTGCTTGCTGTGGGTGCAAACAACATCACCATCAGCTACAACGGTGCTGCAGTCAGTGCTTCCGTTACGGCAGCCAGCACGGCTTATGTTCCTGGTGATGCCCTTATTTCTTCTCTTGCTGAAGGTGATCAAGGCCTTTTCAATGGTAACTATCAGTACGGTTTAGTACTGAACCAAGGTCAAGGTACGAATGGTGACTGGCCAGCTGGCGCCATTGCAGCCAACTCTGGCAACATCAAGACTCCTTATCCAACATCGTCAGCTAGTGTTTCTTTCACAGCTTGTGGTTATTCCAGTGGTGGATCCATTGGTAAGTTGGCTCATCCTTTCCTGTCTAGCTCCGATACAGGTACAGCTGGTATCAGCACTCCTGTCCCGATCGTTCCTTGGCTGCCGTACCACAACTACGCGCTTGGATTCCAGATCATTGATGAGAACGGTAACGTTCAGCAGGTTCTTAAGGCTGGTACTTCCGGAACTCAATACCCTGCTTTCTCGTTAAGCTCCACGACTACGGATGGTACAGTAACCTGGAAGTACATCAGTGCAGCTACTCTGGGCTATTCGAATGTCAGTGTAACTGAGATCGCAAAGTACTCTGAAGTAGGCCCTGGTGCTCTGGGTTCGTTTGCAGTGACTGCCGCACTAAATGCGACAACCGCCGGAGTAACCCGTTATGCGGTTACAGGACTTCCATCAGCAGCTGCTTCAAACGGCTATGCTGGTTATGTTTTCACGGTTGCTGGCGATACAGTGGATGCAGGTAACAACGGAGTCTTCATCTGCACTGCGTCGACTACTACTTACCTCTATTTGGCTAACACAGGCGGTGTTACGCACTCCTTTACGGGAACTGCTGTTAACTCTGGTCTGCGTGCTTATGTTGACGGAGCTGGACTGGTACACGTTGGTTGGGTAACACAGGTCGGTGAAGTTCAGTTTGCTGAGCCTGCAGCTACAACCCCTGCCTTCAGTACAGGTGGTGGCACAGTAACCGACGGTGACTTGACTTGGCATGATCTGGGTAATGGTGGTGGTGTCATTACTACTACGACATACAATGGTCTGTCAATCGTGATTGCCGCGGGTGCTCAACCGGTTCCATATAACACCTTCTCAGTTCTATAATCTGAATGCTTGTTAGCGACCCCAGGAGGTCCTATGGCAAAGATCATCGAGTTTCCAGTTACCCCAGACTATACTGGGAAGATGGTGGCAGTCTCTCCAGAGACTCCTCTTACTCGTTTCCAGTGCCGGGGTTTCGTGGTA